TTATTTGCTTCTTCTTCTAAGTTTATTTATTATTTTTGCAACTACTATTAATGCAACAATTGAGATTAATAATATTTTTACAATATCTTGTCCACCTAATCCAACTGAAATTAATAACTCACATTCACCTAAATCGTCTTCACTCTTTGAATCTTCAAAATTAGGATCATTTTTCATGTTTTCTGCAACAGCTTTATTAGTCTGTATTCCTACTTTATCGCCTAAATTAGTACATCTTAAAACAATCTCTAATTCTTTATACTCTCCTGGTTCGATTAATTCGCCATCTAATTTATCAGTCATTGCTACACCATCTTTTAATTGCCAATAGTCCGCATTATCTTCTGCATAGAATTTTAAGCCCTCTGGTATTTGGTCTGTAACTATTCCTGCAGTTCCTGGTATTTCTCCTGTATTTTCTATTTTAATTATATATTTTATTTTTAATTCTGTGTTTTCTAGTTCTTTTCTGTGTACTGATACTTGGAAAATATTATTTTTATTATTCTTAATATCTTGTTTATCACCATTTACATATAATTCAGAAATTGTTTTATCTGTTTTTATATTAAAATCTTGTTTATCATAATAGTATATTACTTCTGTTGTTCCACTTGCTACTGTACCTGTTGCATTTTCTGGTGTTCCTTCTAACTTATAATATTGTATATTTTTTGCTTCTGTTTCGTAATCTACTCCTACTCTATCTTCAAATTCTTCACTTGAAGCTATTTCTTGGTTTGTTTCCCTGTCTACATATTTTACAACTACTTTTCCTACATCAGATTCATTTGTTACATTTAATACAACTTTGTTTGCTAACTGCTCTTGCACAGTCTCTTGTGAAATTTGTAGAAAGCCTAAATTTATTCCTCCGTCATCATTCACTTGACAAAATGTACCAAAATATTTATCTACATTAATTTCTGCTAATTCGGTTACTACTTTATCTTGTTTTAATAACCATTCAATTTTATTTTCTGAATTCATTTTTACAAGATATAGTCCTTTTTCGATAAAAATATCATTACCAGTAGTATTATTCTCTTTAGTTATAGTAGTATTCGTTAGATAATTTTCATATTTAATATATCCCCCATCAGATGTATTTAATACAAAATCTTCTATTATATTTAATATATTCCAATTATTATCTATATTTACTAAATTAGTATATCCTGAAGAATCTTCTAACAACAGCGTATAGCCATCATCATTTTTATCTACTTTTCTAAGTTCTCCCTCTAGTACTAATTGTATTTTTCCTTCATTATTATATTTTACAATATAATCTTCATATGGATTTTCAATTTCTATATCCTTTCCATCTGCTGTATATTCGGCAGGTATAACTTGGTTTTCTATAAAATGACCTTTCATTAGATATCCTTCATTTAATTTTGTATAATCTCCTGAATATGGAATATATATTACATTTTCTATTTTTAGTGTATTTTCATCTATTATTACAATATATCTAATATCTTCTTGTAATACTATTTCTTTATTATTCACTGTATCTTTAGCATCAATTATTGTTGTATTCTTAGGTTCTACTTCAAATGCAATTTTTCCTAAATCATCAAAAGAATATATATTATCATAACCAGTAAGAACTCGCTCTACTTTCATTTGCTTATTATATATAATTAATGAATTTCCTTTTTGCAAAAGAATAGCTTGATTATCAACCGTATCTTCTGCAGGAATTTCTTTTTCGCTAGAATTATATTCGCAAATAATGTATCCACTTTCTAATATAGAACTTGGTAAATTCATACCAACTGCCATTATTTTAAATTCGCTATTATATAATACATAATTGTATCCACTCGATACTTTAATTTCTTTATTATTTACTGTATCTTCTGCTGGTATTGTTGTACTAGAAGTAAAATATCTACGTAATCTGTATATTCTGTTTTCCTTGTCATCTATCCTTGATGTAACATATTCTCCATCAGTATAGTGACTATTTAATTTAAACTCATTTAGTTTACATTCAAATTTTAATTCTTTATTTACTTTTACTATAGTTTCTGTATGATAATTTAATATCACCTCTATATCATTAATAGTATTTTCTTTTGGTACAGTATATTCATTTATTGAAAAGATTTTTAACAAATAACCATCATTTAATACATCAACTAATTCAATATAAGACTCATAGCTATTATTATTCCAAAAATCCATAGTATTGCTTGTAAGTTTTAAATTATTATCTAATTTTATATACATATAGTTTTTTAAAATTACTTCTTCTCCATTACAGGTATCATCAGTTGATATTAACGTATCTTCTTTATTATACACTTTTAGTAAATATCCATCTTCATCTACAATTATATCTTGTATTTCATCCATTCCTGAAAATATATTTAATATATCACCATTATAGTTACATTTTGCTATATATTCTTTTCCTGCTAATAATTCTTTTTCTTTTTTATCTATAGTATGTATATATTCAGTTTCTTCTGGAATTATTTTATATATAATTTCATTATCTTTTACAATATAATCTTCATAATCTGGAATTTTAACAATTACCTTTTCTATCTTTAAATCATTATTTATTTTTACAAGATAATGGCCTGATTCCAAGAAAATTTCCCTATCATCAGCAGTACTTATAGCTGGAATTTTAAAAGCATTATCATATATATTAACTTCATAAATGTTATCAGTTAAATAGTCTACAGAATTTAATGCGATCATACCTATAATTTTAAATTCACTATCATATTTTAAAGTTACACTTCCTCTTGGAATCACCAACTCTTTATTATTGGCTGTGTCTTCTGCTGGTATTTCTATTTCATCCTCTAGATAACCATTTACAACGTATTCATTATTTTCTGTTTTCTTAATATTTCCAAAGTCTATTGTACTCTTTATCCATTCTACTTTATTGTCTAAATTGTATTTTATTATTACTGGATTATAAAGATTTATCTCCACATTATTTACTGTATCTTCTGCTGGAATATTTAAATGTTCATTATTAGCTATATATACTATTACTCCAGTTTCATCTTTTTGTAATATTTTTGTATGTCCTACCGCTTCATATTCATCTAGTGAGGTTGGTCTTTCCCTATATTCCCCTACAATTCTACTCCACGATTCTTTCCATTCTTTCTTTTCTGCTTGTTTTTCTGCAATTTCTACTTCGTATGTATTTTCTTCTACTGTAGGTTTTAAATAATATCCCTCAGGAGCCTTAACCTCTACAATTTCATATTTTCCTACAGGAAGGCTTTCATTAATTTCTCCATTTTCATTTGTAGTAACAACTCTTATTTCTTCTCCATTTATATTTTCGATATTTCCTACTAACTCTCCATCATTATTTACAGCATCTTCTTTTGTTACTGTTCCGTCAGCATTTGTTATAACTTTTTTTATTGTAAATTTTGAACCTGGTAACAATTCAGCTGTCCTAGAATCTTGTTTTATAATCTGTAATGAATCTTCTTTTCCATTTGTAACAGTTAATATTTGCTTATCAATTTTATCTCTTTTTTCTTCTATTTCTACATACTTTTCTAATTTAGTATCATTAAAATGCTTTATATCTCTTCCTTCTATAATTGATTTAGGACTAGATAAACTATCTTTTGTTTTTAATTGTATATATTTTCTATTATCTAGTTCAATTGCTTTATCTAAATAATATATTTCTTCTGTATTCTCTTCAATTGGTGTTTGTTCTACATACATAACTTTTCCGGATTTATCAATTTTTATTGTCGCCAAACATTGGTAACCTAAATCAATATTCTTTCCATCACAAGTATACTCTGCATTAATTGTTCCATACATAAAAGCATTAATAATATATCCATTACTAACTTCTTTATAATATTTACCATTTGGTATGTTTATTTGTGTAGCCCATTCAACTTTATCCTCACTATTAAGTTTTATAACATACATTAGTTCACTATTTAACTGGATTGGTTCGTTATTTACAGTATTTTCTGGTTGTATAGTATATTCATCATAAACATCTATAAAACTTAATGTACCAAAATCAGCTGTTATATATTCTTCCATAAGATTATTATCACTATATAATTGATCTTTAAAACTGCCTATTAGATTTACAGTATTTTCTACTTGTCCATTATTTATAGTTAAATTATATGCTCCTGCTTGTAATTCTATATCACCATCACCTTGATTTAGTATAATGTCATTATAAGTCCTTATATTAATTGTAACATTTGAATCTCTTTGCATTATATTACTTCTAATCTCTGCATCTTTAAAATCTATAACCCAATTTACTTTTCCTTCCGAATTAAGTTGTATCAATATATTGCTTTCTAAATCCTGCTCTCCAAAAGTAATTTCTTTATTCCATGAAGTTTGTTCTGCCGGTATGGTATTTTCTCCGTATGCATGTCCTACTATAGTAATATCTCCTGTTTGTTTTGACACATAATAATTATCTGAAAAATACATATCTAAATCGTATATAAAACTACAAAAATCATTAACTAGCTCCCCAGATTTGTCAAAAGCAAATATTGTTTCATTAGAATATAAAATATAATATTGCTCTGTTTCATTTAAAATTTTTATATTAGTTTCACTATTGTCTCTTGGGGCATTTTCATATAAATATACAATTTCTTTAATTTTATTGTTAACGTTATACCTAAAAATATATAGTCCTGGTTTTAATTCACTTGGCTGATTATCCTCCTTATCTTCTGCCGGAACAGTATAATATGCAACTACTTCTACAAGTGCAATATATTCCTCTCCTGTTGTTTCTTTTATATCTAATGGATTTAATCTAGTTTCATCTGTTTTAAACTCTTTTTCCCATTCCTTATTTGTATAGAATAAAGAATAATCACCTTTTTTGTCTAATACAACATCATATGAATTATTTTTATTTAATTTGTATCCAGTTGGTGCTACTATTTCTGTAATTCTATATTTACCTGATGGTAAATATAGATTTATTTCTCCGTTTTCATTGCTTGTAATAATTCTATAAGCTGTGCCATCTATATTTTCTTCATTCCCAATCAGATTACCATAATAGTCTTTTGCATCTTCTATCACTTCATTATTATTTTCATCTGTAGTAATCTTTTTTATGGTATATTTAGCTCCACTAAGCGAAAACTTATTATCACTACCTTTGGTTACAATGCTTAATGTTGTAACTTCTACACCATTTTTTGCATATGAAATTAAGCCTAAAACTAATAATGTCACTAGAATTATCGCAAATATACTTACAATAATAAATCTAACATTCCCGAGTTGTTTTAAAGTAGGACTCTCTCTTTAGATTCCCATGCGTTTTGCGTCTTCTCACTTTGTATTACTCCTTTTCTATTTGCGTACTTTCCCTATTTTCATTTTACTATTTTTACAATATTTAGTAAATATATGTTTTTTATTGTCTCCTGCCTTTCTTTACGGAATACTGTTTGATAGATTTATTAAGTTTTTATTACATTTATCTTTTAGTTAACCCTAATTTTGTTATCTTATAAATTAGATCTGTTTCTCCTGTTTAAATACATGTTTTTTATCAGTTGCTTCTACAAACCTAAACTTTTCCAACTCTGTTAACCTTGATGCTGTTGTATTACGTTCATCTATATTTGTTAATTTTTGCTTATATAGTTCAACCGAAATCTCTTTAGCAGTTTTATTCCTAAACACAAAATTTCTAAAATTTGTTCATATCTTATTTTTCTATTTGGTTTAATCTCTTTGAAGCTTTTTCTTCTAGTTAGCCACGTTATTTTCATTCATACATCTCCTTTAGTAATATTACATATCAGTTTATAGAATAAAAAAGAAGTCACATCAATAAAAATGTAACTTCCTTTTTTATATGTAAATTATATTTCTTATTCTTCCTCTGGCGCTTCTACTGGACAACAATATTTTACGAACATATAAAAAGGAAGCCATAAAATCGTTGGTATTACTGCATTTTATAGAATTGTCACGAGAATCGATTTTAAGACATTTTATTTCTTTAAGATAGTAATTATATGGCTAAATTCACATATTTTTAGCTAATTTTCGAATTTTTCTAAATCTTTTTGTCTGACATATATATTTTAAACTCTCTAAATTTAAAATTCTATAGTTTTGCACTAATTTAATATATTCCTTTTGGTTTTTAATATTTAATTCTTTTATCATTCGTAGAGATTTAATATACATTTCTTTCATACTATCATCTCCTTATTGATAGTATAACATTTTATGTTTACCTTGTCGTAAGAAATTTGTCGAATGAATAGTAAAATATATTATAGGAGGTGAAAATAATTATTATGATTGAGGTTATTGAAAAAAGATTTCAATATTTAGCTTCATTAGATATTGAAACATTAAGAAAACGACATTTACATTTTATGAATGGACATCAAGGAGTTACATCACAAGAGGTTATGGAAATGTACTCACGAGGATTAATCACAAAAAACGAAGAAGATTATATTATGAGATAATCTAAAAACATTAAAAGGTAACTAGATTTGTTCTAATTACCTTTTTAACTTCCATGGTCATATGCACTATAGTCCCAATCATAACCTATTATATATAAAATCGAACTACATTCTTGGGATCTAACTCCTAATATTCTGTTCTTTTGATTATTAAATCTAAAAACTATAATTTTACTATCATCTGATAAACTTAAATCTTCTTTTATATTATCTAAGTTTATAAAAAAATCACTTATTGGAATCATTTCATATCCTGTTTCTCTAGGTCTATTTTGCAATTCTTTCCATGTGATACTTGATATATCTTCTAACTTTTCAAATAATCCTTTAAAAATTTTATTATTTTTTTCTTTTGCTTTTGTTTTTTCTTCTATTGTATACTTTTTGTTTTTTACAGAATATTTAAAAGATAGTATTATATGATTATTATTTGCAATGCAATCGTTCATTATCCAACCTTAGTATCAAAATATTCTTTAATTTTTTCTTTTGTTATTACTTCATTTCTTGGAGTTGTCTTCCATGGCATTTCCTCATGAGTCATATTTCTTAACTTCCAAGCTGTAAATTGTCCGTATTCTTCATATACTTCTTCTAATATTCTTTCTGTTTCATCATCTATATCGATTTTAAAATCTTCATTATATTCTATACCTTTTGCACCGTTAACTTTATATTTATCATATATTTTTCTTATTACTGGTCCATGTTCCCAAGACAAAAAGTCATCTTGAAATAAAGGTGTATCTTTTTTAGCCAAATAATAGCCTTGTGCATAATATAATAATTTTTGTAATTTTAAATTTGTAATATATTCAGAATCCTCGAAATTCATTTGAACTCTATTTTTGTTTAAGAACCATTCAGCAATATTTTGTGCATTATACTTTCCTTTCATAAAATCGCCCCCCATAAATACAAAAAAAGCTTATTAATTTTGTAAAAATTTCAAAGCCTTCTTCTTGTATATTATTCACCTCTTGTTTGTTTCTGATACTATTTTACTATATCATTTCCAATTTGTAAACATCTTCGAACACTTTTCTACACTTTTGAACACTTCGCTACATTTCGCTACACTTCTTGTCATTAATAAATAATATTATACCAAAGCACAAAAAAAGAGGTGTAGCATAAACATTACACTACACCTCTTCTTCTTTTTATATTTTTAATACTTGTCCAACGTATATTTTATTTTTATCCTTTATTCCGTTTTTAGAAACTAAGCTATCTACAGTTGTATTAAATTGTTTTGCAATCTTTGTTAGATTGTCTCCACTTTGTACTGTATAAGTTTTAGTAGAGTTTGCAGTAGCTCCATTTATTTTTAAAACTTGGCCTGGATATATAATGTTTGGATTAGATAATCCATTTATTTCTGCAAGTTTTTGATATGTAGTTCCAAATTTGTTGGCTATTCCAGATAAAGTATCTCCACTCTTTACTACATATGTACTATCTGTAGATACTTGAGCGTTTGAAGTAGTTGGAATTACTAGATATTGTCCTACATATATTAAGTTAGGATTACTAATATTATTAAGTCTAACTATTTCATCTACTGTAGTTCCATATTTCTTAGCAATTTTTGTTAAATTGTCTCCACTTTGTACTTCATATGATACCGTTGCACTTTCAACAGGTGGAGTTACAACTGTATCTGTATTGTTTTCTTCATGTGGTGGTATTTCATTTCCTATATATTTATCCCAAGCTTCTTTGTCACCATAAAAAACATTACAATCTAAATTACCATTATAGCCATCTAATCTTCCAGAACTTGTCCATTGCCATAATGCATAAAATTTCCAATGTCTTACTGCTGGATTTCTTCCCGCATTAGACATATCATAATTATAATCTGCATTATTATCTCGATATTTAGCAACCCATAATCCATAATTAGCATTAGCTACACTAGACCAGTCATAGCTATTTACAACAGATTCTGACATATATATTAAAGGTTTACAACCATATGCTTCTGCTACTCTATCTAACCATTTTTTTGCCCACGCTACATCATGTGTAGCTCCTTTATCTTCAAAGTCTAAAATTGGTATTGCTTTTCCTATATATCCTTTTGTATTTTTGATAAACCAATCAGCTTCTTGTTCAGCTGTATTATCAGAATTATTAGCAAAATGATATATTCCTAGTTTTTTATTTAAATTTAGCGCTTTTTGAAAAAATATATCACATGATGGATCTACATAACTTTTTCCTTCCGTCGCTTTAATTATTACAAAATCACAATTAATTTTACTTAAATCTATTCCTGCTTGCCACTTTGAAATGTCAATTCCTTTTAACATATACTATTCCTCCTTTTTTATTTTTAATATTTCCCCTAATTTCCCTAAGTCTAATCCTGACTTCTTCAAATTTTCTAATATTGACATTACTTCCATAATACAAATATATATTGTTATTACTTGTGCTACTGCACTTAAATTAAATGCATATTCTACTACATAGCCAATAATAATTGCTACTATTAACAAACACTTATGTAACAACCCTTCTCTCATAACTTTTGAATCTACATTTTTATTTATTACTGCTTGTATATATCCTGTTAATATATCTAATCCGCTAAAAATTAGCGGTGTTATTACTTGCCAAGCTATACTACTAAAACTTAATGTTTTTATTATTTCTTCCATATTTTTCTTCCTTTCATGTTTATTTTTATTTTCAATAATTCTTTGGTTGGTCTTAATCTACAACTTCTACTGTTAATTGATTGTCTGTATTTCCAGCTGTTTTAAAATTCGCATTATCCATAGCCACATATAATTGTATTAAATCCCCTTCTTTTACTTCTATATAATCTTTGAATATAGTAATAGAATATGGTTGAGTTGTCTGCATATACATGATTTGTGTTGAAGATATATTACCGTTTTTTCTTATGTATAAATAAACAGTTCTTCCATCTGATTCGCTATGTATAAATGTAACAATTCCTTTTACATTAATATGATTTATTCCTGCTCCAATTTTAATTCCATTTGTTTCAAACGTTAATTTATCTCCAGGATTCCCTCTGCTGCCTTGAAACCTTAAAGGCTCTTGTAAATATATATTATTTCCCGTATGACTATAGCTCTGTTCAGAAGTTGTATAAATTATCATATTTGTTTTTCTTTTTTCTAACTCTTCTACTTTTCTCTTTAATGTTAAAATTAGAGGTTCGCTCATTAGAACTCACCTCCTATTTTCTTGTTATTTAAAACTACTTGTGTGTGTGTGTGTGTGTGTGTTACAGCCCCAAGGGTTTCACGTGTTACTATTTCTTTCATATTTTATCTTCCCTTTCCTTTTTAATCTGCAACTTCTACAGAAAGTTGTGTTTTACGAATATCAGGATTATCCAATATATTAATATCCATATCTGCTCCCTGAATATATAATTGTATAATATCTCCTTCTTTCACTTCTAGATAGTTACGGAATAAGCTATATGAGTATGGTTCATAACCCTGATGATAAAAATTAGATTCTCCAATGTTATTTCCATTCTTACGCATTGATACATATATATCGCCACGTTGGTCATTATTGGCTAATCTAATAATAGCTGTAGCTTTAATGTTTACGTGATTTACACCTTTTCCAATTTTTATACCATTGTTTTCATAGGTCAAATGTTCATTTTCACTACCTTCAAAACTTCCAAGTAAAATAGGTTCTACTAAATCTCGATTAGAGCCAGTATGATTATATGTGTGGTCTTCACTATTATAAGCTGTAAGAATTGTATGTCTTTTCTTTATTTCATTTTCTAATTCTAAAACTTTTGGCTCTGCCATTATTCTTCCTCCTTCCTTATAATTATTTCTAAATTGCTATCAATTGGCACATCCCAATCTTTAAATTGAATGTGTGTTGAATCAACTTCAATATAATTAATATCTTTTATCAGCTTATTTCCTTCAAAATAAATGGACAAAGAATTAGTACCTACTTCATAAATAGGTACTTCATAATTTGTGTTTTGTTCTATCTCTGCTCCTACTGTTATATTAGTTGTTTCTATAATATAATTTTTAGCTGGTGTTCCAGGTGGACCTTGCTGTCCTTGCGGGCCAGTATCTCCTTTAACTAAAACTAAATTTAAAACTTGATTAGGTGCTTGTCCTGTTATTGTTGCACTTGGTTCATCTCCACTTTGTACTGTTCCTATTGTTAGTGTATTAGCAGGACCTGGACTTCCATCTTGACCAGGTATTCCTTGGTCTCCTTTAATACTCAAAACACCTTCAAACTGTCCTTCGCTGTTTCTTATTTTTAAAATATTAGAACCTTGTCCATCTGGTTGTATCCAGACTTTTATTGCTTCATCCATAGGTTCTGTATCTCCAATGTATACTCCACTTTCTCCAGTATTTCCTTTGTCACCTTTCTCTAAAGTAAAATCTAATATTTGATTTGGAGAATCTCCTCTTATTTTTACATCTGACTTATTCCCAGTTTTTACTTCACCAATCCTTAAAACATTTGGAGGTCCTTGTGGTCCAACAATTAATGGAATATTAACTAAATCTGTTACGGAATAATTTTCATATTCACTATTGCTTAAATCAGTTATTTCTCTAGTTTCAATATTTGTATTAGATAAATCATTTATTTCATTCATTATTCATCACTCCTAAAAGTAATTTCTTCTGTTAATGTTATAGTACCTTGTCCTAGAGTTTTAACATAATCACCAGATTTTAATTCAATATCGTAATTGTATGTTCCATAAGCCATATTTGATGTATCTTCTGAATTTAAAACAAAATTAAAATACCCATCAGAATATTGAATATCTTCAGGATATTTCTTTTGAATTAATACATCCTCACTATTAGCATTTTGTTTGACTGTAAAGTATAAATTATCGCCATTTTTTAATTGAATTGGATTTCCTTCCCCATCTTTTACTTGAAATTTGAAGAATTGGGTGTCTCCTCTAATAAATTCAATATCCACTATGCATTCCCTCCTTTATAAAAACCTATTACTGTTAGAATTGCTATACAGTTACCTGTATTGTTAAAACATTCAGAACTATATAGGTCTCCTAAATCTATATTAAATTCTGGAGGTTCATTCCCAGAATGTATTTGTAAAGTCATACTTTTATCTATTGATAAGAAATCTTTAATATTTTTACTTATTGTCATTTCTACATTATGATTTGTTTCTCCTGGTACAGTTGGAGAGAAGCCACCTTCTCCAAAAGCCTTTTCAATTTCATTTGTATAATATTCTTCCTCTGTAAAGCCTTCTGAATCTAATATAATTTCTTCATACCAATTCTCTGCTTGTTCATTCTTATACAATCTCAGATTTTTGCAATATCCCCAGCCGTTTTTTCCATAACCACTCCATTTTATAGGAGAATGCATTAAAACAACTCTAGCATCCATAATTGTATAACCTTCTGGAATAAATACCGGAATATCATATGTCATTTTTTCCATAACATTATTAGATGGATTTGCGTTATAACCTACTTTTTTCCAATTATTCTGTCCAAATTGAATAACACTTAATATTCCCTCTTCTGAAATTAATTGTGTACCATTTTCTAGTTTTAATCCTTCTTTTCCGATGGAAACTAAATTATTTCCTTCTGCATCCTTTACTTGCATAGAACCGTTTGTATCATTCTCTCCACCCAGAATTAAGGTTCCTCCTTTGATTCTGTCAGCAGACATAGTTCCTGCTTTTATTAAATCTGCATTTAATATTCCTGCTGAAATTAAACTCGCATTGATTACTCCTGTTTTAATTAAATCTGCGTTTATTGTTCCAGTCTTTATTCTATCTGCATTAATTGTTCCTGCTTTGATGTTATCCCACATAGTATCTAAGCTATATTTTCTTATTAGTTGTCCTATTGTTTGTGGTACTCCACCATCTCGTCTATTTACTTTTTTTACTACTTGATCCTTCATATTTTTTCTCCATAATAAAAAGAACACTCAATATAATTGAAGTGTCCTTAGTTTTTAATCTAAATGTTTATATCCATATATTAGCATTAAAATTATTATTACAATATAAATAATATGTATCCATATTTTGCTATCTTTCAATTCTGATATTTGTTTTTCTTGTTCTTTTACTTTTTCCTGCAATTCAATTAATGAATTTCTTTTTGCTTCAACCTCAGTTTTTAATCTATCATTTTCTTCTATAATAGAATTATAATCTCTAGTATCATTCTTATTTACTGTGATTTTTTCTTCATTATTAGTATTTTTATCAATTCTTACTCCGCCTTCTTCAACTGGTGCTGTATATTCACCTGAATAAGAACCATTATGATAATGATAAGTTCCTGTTGAATGGTCATAATGTCCTCCATATTCATCAGTTCTACCCTGATGAGCTAATGAAAAAGTATTTATAAATGTTAAAATTATTACTGTTATTAATATAATTTTTTGTTTCATATAATATCCCCTCGAATAAAACAATATCATAAATAAAATTAAATTACAATAATATTTTAATATTCAACGGTTCCATTTTTGTAAACTGTAAATCCTTTGCATTTACCTAAAAACTTTAATTTATCTTCGTAGTTTGCATTTAGACTGTTTACATGTTTAAACAATGTATTTCGTTCTGATAAACTTAATTTGTATTGTGTTCCTAACAATAATAATCTATTTTCATAGCTTAATTTCATATTGTTAACATAGTCAAATACTTTATTCTTTTTATTTTTTGTTGACTTTCCTTGTAAAGTACCATCATCTTTTTTATCACTTTCGAAATCTTGTTGTTTATATTTTAAATATTCATTTATATTAATTTCTGCATTTTTATATATTGTATTATAATTATCATCGTTCTGCCCAATTGTATTAGAATATAACTCTGACTTTATGTTGTTACTATAATTAGCTTTTTCTAATATATTCATCTTTTGTTTATTAGCATTTTCGCCTTCTATATCTTGAGTCTTAAAACTATAATCATAATATGCTTTAGTTCCTACTTTTTCTATAAGTTTCCTTGTTTTTTTAGCGTCTTTACTTTCTATATTTAATACCTTATATTTAGCCATATTATTTGAATCATTTATAATATTGGAAATCAATTCTACTTTTTTATCATCACTTAATTTTTTATAATCTTTGTTATTTATTAGTTCATCAATAGCTTTTTCTGTATAATCTCCAGTTGTCTTTTGATATTCGGCTCTTTGTTTAGAGTTCATTACTATTTTATCTCCATTATTATTAATATAATAAGGTGCAGTAACAGGAAAGACTTTACTATCACCAGTTTTCATATATAAATCATATATTTCTGTACCAGCTTTTGTTATTTTTCCTTTATTAGTATTTGCTGGATTAATAAATACATTGAAGAAATTATTTTCTCCTCCATATTTCTGTATCTCATTACCTAAAGTATCTTTGCTAGGAGCTAAACTTTTACTTGCTATAGGAATTTTAGCAATTACAGAATTTACTGCACTTTGTATTGGTTTATCATATTCAAATGTGGTCCTCTGTGTACTATCGACCATATCTGCAATTTGTTTGCTAAATGTTGGAATTGCTCTTGCTGGCAACTCGAATACTGATTGTGCTAGATTTTCTAGTATTTCGCCATTTCCATTTAATACTGTATTTAAACTTTCCATAAAACTTTGCTCTAATAGCTGTTCTGTTCCAATGTTTAATGCTTTTATACCTTTTTCTAATATACTTGCATCTGGATTTTCTTTATCATATTTCACAAAATTTGACATTATTGCAAATGGCGTTGCAACAGGTTGAGCCCAATCATATGTAAAACTTTTATTTCCTATTTTTATTGAATAACTACTAATTCCTAATGAATTTTTCATAAAATTTTTAACATCTTTATCATCATCAGCTTCTCCACTTAATATTCCTGCTTTTGCTAGTGAGTATCCAGCCACATATAAAAATGTACCTGCAAATCCTTTTCCAATATCTTGCACAAATTTATGTTGCATTTGTGGAACATATTGTCCTGTATCTATAGCATTTTTAAATTTTTTTGCATCTAATGTTAAAGTTTTCGTTAAACCAATTGGTGAATAGTCTATTATAGCCTTAGTAAGATTTGCAGGTGTTTTTGCAAATGGTATTAAAACATCTCCTAAACCATATCCTTTTGCATTTACCTTATTCAACAAATTTCTTATTCCTAATACTGAATTTGTATAAGTATTACTATCTTGCCATGTCCTTTGTAAAGCCTCCGTGGTAGCTATATCAATCATATCTTGTGTTACATCGTTTGTACCGTTCAATACTTTTTGATTATTTATTGAGTTGTTAAATGTAGCTTCATAGAAGCCTCTATCACCTGCATCCAACATAAATGATAATAAACCATCTACTCTATTTAAGGCTTTTCCTATTCCTTTATCTTTAAAGCTTTTACCTTCTCCAACTTCAAATCTATTTTCTTCTATATTCCTCGTATTAATGCCTTTTTTAAAATCATTATATGATTCTGATAAACCTTTTCCAAAACCTTTAGCATAGTTCTTAATATTAATATTTCCTGTGGTCCTTACTCCAGTTTTCTTACTAATTAATCTATCTATTCCTGCCGAAACACTATCACTAAACATATTTACAGGTAAAATGACAGCATTTCCTGCAACATTTCTTACTTGTGTTTTTGGATTAAATAACATTGAAATTCTCATCCAAGCCTTTATACCTTGACCTTTAGCTGGTGGAATTTTATCAGTAATAAGTTTTTGTATTTCTGCTAACTTGACTTTTTTATCATATCCATCTTTCATTTTTGAGACTTGTTCCATTGTATCTTTTATAAAAGCAGTTTCATTAGGGCTTAAATCAAACTTACTTTCATTTTCTTCTATCCAATTTTTGCTTTTTCCTTTCACCATTCGGTCATATGCTTCTGAAAGTTCTTTTTGTGCATATAGTGTCATACCTTCTGGAGTCAATCTAGATAAAATATTAAATGCTTGAACAGTTTGTCCTGCTTTAGTTCCCATATCTCTCATTTTTTTTGCGACTTCAACTGCACTAGCATAATCTCCAGCATCTTGGTATTGTTTCAATAATATCCAACCTTTTGTAACATCATCTGCTGTAATATTGTCATCATTTTTTGAAAACCAATTTAAAACTTCTTTTGAGCCACCATCTTGTAATTCTTTATAAGATTTTTCCAGAGTTTCTTTATTTGTTATTCCTTTATAGTATTTTACTGATTCTTCATTGCCTATTTCTTGTCTCAAATCTTTGTTTAAAAACTCTGAATCAGTTACTATGTTAGAAAAGAAACTACTTTGTTTATTTCCTTTTTCATATTTTTTACTTTTTAAAGTAGGCGTTGTTGAAGCATCTTCTGGCTTTAGTTTAGATATCTTTACTGGATTTAATTTTGATTCATTTTGTAAAATTTCCTTACTATTTTTAACTATGTCCCAATTTTCTTTTGTAGGTAATCTTAATTCTTGAACTGTTTTACCTTTTCCTGTTTTACCTATTTGATTTTCTAGGAATGATTGCCATGCTCCTGATTGTTCTATAGAAGGTTTGGTATTGGAATTATTTACTTTAGCATATTGTCCTTCATCTAAATTTATCCAAGCTACATCGTCTAGTTTTACTTTTTTACTTTTTATTCTACTTGAATCATTACCAGTATATTCTAATGCCTGCTCATATGATGGTGTTACAAAAGTTCCATTTTTTATATCATTTGAACTATATACTGTTATTTTTCCTGTTTTCAATGACTCTTCTATCATTTCATTAGTTATATCAGGATAAGATGCATATTCATCCCATCCACCATCTGATGCTTCTTTTTTAGCAATATCATATGCTTCTTTGAAAGTCTTAATATCATCAACAGTTCTTATTCCTGTATGATAATCATCTAGCATAGGATTTGATTTTTTAATTATATCCAATTGCTTTTGTTTCGTTTCAGACAAATTTAAAGAACCTGAATTATTTTCAGATTCTTGCATAGAATTATTATTAGTAGTATTGACATTATCGTTTGATATTGGTATACTATTAGTAGAAGTTAACCCTTCATTATCAGTGATATTTTTATCACTCGGCCTTTGAGCCACTAAAGAAGGTTTACTTCTATTTTTTTCGTTTAGTTTTCCAATATTATATATTGTATTTATCTTTCCATTTTTTCCAACAGACATTGTTATTTCATAATATTGGCCATCAAAATCTTCAAAGTAAGCTCGCCTATAATTCCACCCATCTTTTGCAAATGAATGATTTTTATAATCTGGAACAGGCTTCTTATTTATTTGCTTAGATACTTTAGCCAACTCATCTATATGAGTTTCTGCTGTTAACTTCCTCAAAAATTCTTTATTATTTAAATATCTTGTATTTCCGTTTTTATCAACTATTTGATTTCTAAATTTTGCTTTCCCAGCTGTATCTTCTGTTATTGTTAATATATCTCCATCTGCTGATAATACTTGAATATCTTGTCCCTTTCTGATGGAATTATTAATATAATCCTCTACTTGTTGTTGCCATTTCAAAGAATCTTTTCCTGAAATTACTTGTCTACTTGCTTTAACGTATTGCTTATTTCCTTTTGTTATAATATCAAATCTTGTTTTTAAATCTGTATTTCCTTGATAGTCTTGCCTATAAGCACTTTCAAATTTATTTTTTACATCTTCCCAATAAATCTTTTCATTTTTGCTTCCTGTGAATTTATTTAATTTATCTACTACCCAATCATATATTCTTTTGAATACATTTGGCTTTTCTTTATTTAAAGAATTAATAAAGTCTTGGTCTCCTAGTTTTTGCGCTAATGTATCAGCTACCTCTTCTTCATCTACTAAATCTTTAAAATCTTTGCTGTTTTTATCATATACTTGTGAATACATTTCGTCTAGATTACTTCTTGCATCACTATATCCATCTCTTGTTTTGTTTTTCTCCAATACTAAATTAAATAAATCTTTTTTAACTTTCTCGTCTCCAGCCATATCGTGCAACATTTCATGTATAGTTACCTGTTGCATTGTTTTTTGCTCGTTTATATCTCCATCTACGTAAGGATTGAATACTATCTCTCTATGTGTATTTCCGTTTTCATCTGTAGTTGTTCTCCACAATGCATTTATATTTTTGTTAGGTGTTCCATCAGCATTTGTAAATAATTTTCCATCAAATCTACTTGCTATACCTCTATCATTTAATTTTTGATTTATACTTTGTATTGTTTCATCATTACCATTTAGATTATATGCTTTTGCACTATCTACTAAATTCATTTTTGATGTATCAATATTATTTTGAATATTTTTGCTTTGAACCGCTTGATTGTTTGTATATTCATTATAAAGATTATCTAGTGCATTTACTGTATCATTATTTGCTACATATCCACTTTTTTGTCTTTGTTTTTCTACTGCATCGTATATAGTATCTATCCAATCATCAGACATAAATTTTACATATTTTTGTCCTTGTTTATTTAAAGTAGCTGAATTGTTTGGTGTTTCCTCTTGCCAACTTTTATAAGCAATTTTTTGTATTTCTGAATTAGACCTATCTGCTATGTTAGTTCCTATATATTTTGCTACATCTAACCATTGTTCTTTTGTTCTTTTTCCTTGTTTATTTGGTGCTACAGTATCTTTTGCTTGTTGTACAATTTGATTATCATAATCAGTTACATTTCTGTATTTATTATATATTTCTTTTCTTCCAGAAAGATATTTTTTACCTGTATCTAATTGCTCATTTTGTTCTTGAGACAATTGTGACATTTGTTTTATTTGATTAATCGCATCTAATGTATTTTTGCTATCCAATTGATTTTTAGAAGCTAAATTATTTGTTGCATAAATCATAGATTCTTTATCTTCTTGTGATAAGTATTTATCATTCTTTACTATTTCATTTAGCCTATTAGCAATATCTTGCTGTGTATTTGTTTGATTGCTCATATTATTTGTAATGTTTACTTTATTACCATTTTGATTACTATCTTGTATTGATTGATTTATTCTATTTTTTAATTCGTCCTGTATCATTCCATCTACATCTATTCCACTTTTTCTTGCTTCATTAAATGTTTCTCGTACGTCACTTGAAGTTGGAATATAGCCTTTTTTCATTCTATCAACGAGATTACTTGCTTTACCAATTCCCAAAGAAGCACTACCTACTATTCCTCCGACTAAAGCCCCATCTATAGCCGAATTAAGCATATCTGTTCCTAATTCTTTCCAGCCTTCTTTTGTTCTATAGTCATGTTTTAAGAACTCATCACCAGCTGTCACTTTAGCTGTTAATTCTGATATTGGTTCAATTATTCCTTCTTGAATAAAATTATCAGTTATACCTATTCCCAACTCTTTAAAGGCTTTACTCATACTACTCTTAGCAATCTTTCCACCTTTAACAAATCTTCCAATTCCAATTTGTTCAGTTAATCCTTCAGCTATACCCATGATTTGACTATAATTACTTGCCTGTTCATCATTCATTCCTCTTGATTTTGCTTCATCATAGTAACTATCTGTAGCTGAGCCTACTGAATATAGTGTACCTACACCTGGTATCATTGATGGTAACATTTGACCTAGAGATGGTGCTATCTCTACTAACTTTTCACCTACAGGATTGGTAGTTTCTATTATGTTTTTTTGTATATTTTCATTATTTATATCTTCTTGTTTTTGTAGTTTCTCATCTATTGCATTTGATATTTTATTCTTGTTATCTTCATATGTCTTTTTTAAAGAATTATATTTATCATTATTTTTAAAAGCAAAATCTAATGTGGATTGAATTGATTTTCCTAAATTTCCTAACATAGACGTTGTTCCTAGAGTAGATATATTACTTAACATATTTAATGATTTTTGAGCAGTTTGATTTCTTTTTTCATTTTGTACAAACCCTATCAAGCCATTTCCAAGTCCATATCCTGTGTTACCTAACATATTACTAGCAGTTGTTTTTATTTGGTCCCATATTGAGGGTTTTACTGAGAAATCATTTCTACCAGCCTTCTCAAACCCATCACTCTTATCACTATAATCCCCATTAAAAACTTTATCTAAGCCTGTTTGTTGAAGATAAGAATTTCTTTCGTTTTGCATATCTTGCATTTTATTTTGATAGCTCTCTAATACCTTTTTTCTTTCTTCTTCATCATCTATTTGGTCTAAATCAATTACTCTCATAATTTATCACCTTTCAATTAATCTACTGTATAATATCTATAACTAGCTAATAATTCTTGTGCATTATTATATTTTTTACCTGTATATCCATCAACAACATAAGCACTTAATCCAGGACCTTGTTGATTTACAAATTTCATATTATTTAGAACATCTTGCATTGATGGCTTACTACCTGTATTTGAATTATTGTTACTTGTATTTACTCTATTTGTACTTGAGCCCCTTGATTTTTTAGAACTACTACGTGAAGAACTCTTAGCTAGATTTTTTTTTTGAAGATTGAATTGTTGTTGCCATTGTGAATCTGCTACCTTATCTCTTTGTTGTTGATAATCAAATTGTTTTTGTTTCCATTGATTTTCAAGTTCGTTTTGTCTTACTTGCTCATCAAAAGATTTTTGCCATTGTTGGTCTGAAATTTGGTCTCTTTGTTGTTGATATAAGTATTGCTCTCTATCTTGTCTTAATTGATAGTTTTGTGTTAATAATTGTACTTTTTGGGCATATAACTCTAGGGCACTTTGTGCTTGTTGAATACTTCCATTTTGACGTGCTTGCTGGATTTTAAAATCATAATCAGCTTTTAAATCATTTGCATTATTTAATGTATCTGTAACGCTTTTTTGATATGCATTATACAATGATGTTCTTGTCGTTTCTGCATATCCTGAATTACCTAAGCCTTGTGCTGCAAGTTGTTCCATTCCTGCTCCATATTGATTTGCTTGCTTTTGATAGTTTGAATACAAACCTTGCGTTGTTTTATTTGTTTCCTTATCTAATTTTTCTTTTTCTCTATTAAGTTCATCAACTTGCATTTGAGTTTGCTGATTAATTACTTCATTTTGTTTTTGTTCCTGTTGTTGCAATAAACTGTTTTGTTGATTTACCAAATTGTCTAAATCCTCATATCCACTTGCCAAGTTCTTCACCTACTTTCTGTTATTTTCTTATTACAAATGTTAATAAACTATCTTTTGGTACTGTAAAGTTAAATCTTATTTTGTCACTTGTACCTGTACCTCTTTCTTGATAGTTCTCACCTAAGGCTAATAAAGTACCTTCAAAGTACACGTCTAGTCCATGTGTATTAACATTGTATGTTGAAGGTATTGTATAATCTTCTGTTTCTGATATATCTGCCAATGTTGTTGCATTGTATTTATATGTTTTTATTATTAATTTCTTTGTATTATCTTCTGTTTCTTTATCTGATTTTTCTATTTCTGGTATTAATTCATCATTTATATAATTCTTAATATCTTCTCCAGCTTTATCAAAGACTTTCTTTAAATCTTGAGCTGACTGCGTTGGAGAATCTGCTAAGTTTTGTACATTATTAGTTGGAACTGTACATTCTGGTAAACTCATTTATTACACCTCACTTCTTTATATATCCTCCTACAAATGCTTCTATAACAGCACTATATATGCCAAAAGGTTTATCCTTCTCATCACTATAGAATTTTAGTGACAATTCACTTATTTTCTTTTCTTTAATCTTGTATAACATATAAGATTTATTTGTTGTTATAAAACTAAAGTTAGCAAAATTTATATTATTGAAATTAAATCCTGTTGCTGATTTTTCGGTTGTATATTTATATTCCTCTGATTTATCTGTTCTTCTAGCTATTTTTATTCTTCCATTTTGAATAGTTTTAATCTTAGCAATTCCACCACGTTTATTCGTGGTTTTTAATTGATTTTCATAACCGAAATTATCCATAGGAGTTGTCCAATAACTTAGTATTGTCTCTCCATTATCGTTAGTTCCTTCTACAATAAAAATAGAGCCATCTTTGGCTCCTATGTATAATCTATCATTGTATTCTTTTAATATATTAGGATTTGCATTACTAATGTCCCAATAAAACCATTCATATTCAAAACTATTCAAACTTGCATATTTCTGTCTGCTATCTGCTAAATATATTCTTCCATCAACAAGTATTAGTAAATATCCTTTCCATTCTGTCATACAAGAATCTCTATATCCATTTTCGTTTGTCATCTTTACATCTACCATTGTGCTTCTATGTGCTACTACTTGTCTACTATCTATCTTTTCTGTACTTACTCCTTCAAGTCCATATCTACTCAAATAAACAATATCATCTTGAAAGTTCGTACTTCCTGCATAACAACCTATACTTACATTACCTTGCTTTGATGGATAAATCTTACCCGCTTCTGTATCTAACGTTGGCTCATGATAAAATACATTTGCATTGTTCTGGTCTAGATTCTTAAATACCCATAATATGTTATTTCCTACAGTCATGCCTGTTATTTGTGAATCTCCTGCTCCATCTTCATAATAGTTTAAATCTGATATATATTGTGGGTTATTTAACTCTGAATGAAACACTGCATTAGGATAATCAGGATTCCCTGTGAAGAACAATCTATTATCAAATAATAATGCTTGAGTACATTTGCTTATTCTATCAGTATATCCTTCAACAGTTTTAGCAAATGTAATAAAAACATTATCTTGTCCACTTAAATTTGGCTCTGATGGAGTTTCATTGAATGTTACTTTGCCTGCTACCCTATCTACTACAAAATCTGTATTTTCCTCCATCTCTATATCATTTACTAGTGCAGTTACTGGCTCAGAGTCTATTTCTGTTGCATCTAAGTAAAATACTTTATTTTCTCCATCTCCAACAAATGAATTAGTTCTTTTTGGTGTTAGTACATTTACATCTTGCAATGTTTCTCCTCCACCTATATTTCCTGCTGTTCTACTTATTGTCGTTGTTGGAATAAATGGGTCATCATCTATTACTTTCTTACAAGTACTACCATCATATACTAAATAATTCTTGCCATCATTTATATATAATTTTTCTGCAACCTTATTAAAATAAGATTTCTTATTATTCATATCAGTATATATTTCTTCTATATCTTCCTCTTCTGGCTCATTTGGAAAATTACTCCATTCATACAATTTGATTCCAGAATGAACTATAGCTATAGATGAACTATATATAAATATTCCATAAATAGGTCCTGTTCCTATTTGAGCTAACTTTCTAAAACCTGGTCTTGTCTCTACACAAGCTCCTTGTGTATCTTCGTAGTTTTTCCATACATTTAAGGCATCAGGACTTCTTGTAATATTAACTAAGCTAGGTTCCTCTAAAAAATCAACACCTTTAAAATCTGTATATACTCGTTTTACTCCTGCTGCCATACTGTTTCCTCCTATATATCAAATTCTCCTTCATTCTCATCTGGTTCATATTCTTTTAAATTAACCGTTGGTATATTTCTTCTAGTATCTAATAATTGTAATTTTCTTTGGTACTCTGTTGCAAATGCTGTATAATCTGCACTAGGGTCAGTTACTAATAAATCATTTGCTACTTTATATGGTAAAATGCTTTGTGCATCTTGGTCTATTTCTAAATAGAAACTATCTTTTGTCTTTTCATTTATGATAGTTGGATATTTGTAATACTCAACTACTGTTTGTCCAGCATTGTTATCATTTATATATATTTTATTTTTACCCATTAAATAATAGTCTGAATTACATTTTTTATTATTAGCATCTAGTAAATATACATTTCTTATTTGATATAAATCACTTGGTAATGTATAAGAAGTAAATTTATCTTGTTTGTTTTCATCTGGTATCTCAGCATATATCTTAGTTGCTATTATCTTTTTTGTTTGTGATAATTCTTGATTGGCTAAGTCTACTAAAAAAGGTAATCTAGTAGCTATGTCTTCATCTTCTGTAAATGTATTGCTGTTGGGTGCATATTCCTCAATAAGTGCTAATATTTGCTTTTTACATTCTCCATATGTCATATCTATTCCTCCCAAGTTTGACAGAATCGAACTGTCTATTCCTTTAACTTGATATAAAATAGAGGGAATATATCCCTCTAAAATTAAGGTAATTCTACAGCTTGTATTTTTATATCTGTTGATTCCCCTTTTATGATTACATATCCTTTATTATCTCCAGAAACATTCATAAATTTACCAGATTCAATAACTATTGCATATGTTTTACTTTGTGGTATAGAAATTTCTAAATCTTCTACTCCCTGTAAAGAATTTCCCTTTAATATTGTAGCTTTCTTAGCTCCTGAAGCATTACTATTTGTTAATAATAATAGTATTCTTCCATCACTTTTATTAGTAAAATTAATTTTAGCTCCCGCAGATGCATTTACTGCAACTGCACTTGTTAATTCTTTTGCTTCATTTCTAACTAATTCAACATTTGTAATTTCAGCTATTGCCATTATTTAACACTTCCCTTCTATTATTTATTAAGCATGACATTTTAATACAGCACATTCTTTTGGTCTTATCATTTTTCCACCATATGTATTTAAACCTTTTATAGCTTCTGCAAAACCTTTTTCTGGTTCATATGGCTTTAATTTGTCAATACCATTACAATATGCAAATGCTTTAGATGTTTTTAAGATAATATAATCATCTGTTCCATCGTTATAAGCATTGTTTGTCATTTTGATTTTTGCATTGTTGTATAATCCTAGTACACCTTTTGCAATTAAATCATCATTATTAGTTTTTAATTCAATTAATTTGTTTTGGAATAGCATATAGAACCATGGTGTTAAATACATAGTAACATCATCTTTTGTTGATACTCCATTGTTCCATAATTTAACAAATAAATCGTCAACTGCCTTTTTAGCTGATGCTTCATCACTTATTTTTGTTGAAGCAGTTTTATATCCAGCGTTTTTCGCCATTTGTGTAGCACAGAAAATGTCTTCTCTTTCAGCTAAAGCTCTTGTAGTTTCTATTTGAAGTGCTTCCATAACACCATCTTGTGATTGAGCTTTATCAATATTGTCTATTCCGTAGTTAAAATAATCATATTGGTCTATATCTACGTAAGCTGATGTACCATCAATATTTTCTGGTGCATCTATGTCCTTACCAGGTGTATATTTCTTAATAGTTGGTCTTCCAGAGTTTTGTATTTTTACTCTTTTACCTTGTCCGGCTTCTTCTTCGAATTTATAATCACAGTCTTGTTTAAATACTGTAAATCTTGGTAATTCATGTTGTATATATTTTGACCATACAACAGGTTTAAAGTTTGCGTAACTCATTTATATCTTTCTCCTTCCTATTTCCAACGTTTCATACTTTCTCTTACACGTTTCCAAATAGTAGGATTGTCTAGGTCTTTGCTTGAAAGCTTGTCTACCTCTTCTGGAGTATAGAACTCTTTTTCTTTATTATCTGGTACAGTAGATTGTGAGCTTCCTGTAGAAGCAGGCTTTCTAGGTGTTTTATCCTCTTCTCCATTCATCTTCTTCCACATTTTGTATACGTCACTTATCTTTGTTCCAGTTTTAAAATTATTAGCAAAAGCCCTGAAATCCTTATCTTGTAAGATACTTGTATCTACTCCGCTTTCTTTTAATTCTTTTTCTTCTAATTTTGAGGTTAAATATTCCCCTAATCTAAAAAACTCCGCATTTTCACGTGCGGTAGTCTTTCCTCTTTTTTGTTTAATTGCTAATTCATTTGCTCTGGCTTCAATATCCTTTTCATCGTACATATCAATAATTTCGTTGGCATCTGCTTTACCTAGGATTTCTGCATCACGATTATTCTCTGTACTTATATCTGGAATATCTATTCCTTGCTCCTTGTAGAAGTCTTTTACTTTACTCAAAACATCATCATCATCTGTTAGTCCAAGTCCAGCTCTTAAAGTGTCCTCTAATTGTTTAGATTTACTTAATCTGCTTTCCTCTTCCTTACGATATTTTCTTTCAAGTTTAGCTGTCTTTTGACTTACAATTCTATCTAAATCATCTTGTGTGTAAGTCTTTTCTTTAGGTTCTTGTGTATTGTTATCTTGAACACCATCTACATTTTCTGCATTATTATTTGATGTGTCCTCTGGATTTACGAATACTTCATCCTCTAAATCGTTCATATCTTTGTTTGCTCCCGGCATATGTTACCTCCCATTTAAAGTCCGTCGACTATTAATTTCATATTTTTGTTTTATTCCGGCATATGTGCCTCCCGTTTTAAGTCCGTCGACTATGGCACAAGCTAATGGATTCGAACCACTACCTAACAGTTTTGGAGACTGTTGTTCTTCCGTTAAACTAAACTTGCATAAAAAATAGACAGCCTTTTGACTGCCTATTGATTAACTGGTACTTGTTGTGTACCAGCATTTGTATTATTTGCGTTATCGACCATATTTGCTTCTTCTGGTGTTACTCCTGTTTGCTCTACATTATTCATTTCTTGTTGTTGCATAACTGCTTGCATAGCACTATTTAATGCGTTTCCTGCTTTCTCTATTTGATTAAAGATTTGTTCTTTCTCTTCTCTTTCCTTCAATATTTGTTTTAATTCTGCTTTTGGCATTGCTGAATCCTGTGGCAATGCATTAACAAACTCTTCAAAGTTTATCTGTCCAGCAGTTAATAGATTTTCTAGAGACATTTCCATAGCATACTTATCGAATGGTGATTTAGGTGTTGTTTCTATTTTTATGTCTAAATCATATTTGTTTAATTCTTTATAACTCATCTTGTATGTTTCATCTGTTGTTGTATTATTCATATAGTCTTTCTTTTCTCTTACTAGCTCTATACCTTTAACACTATTTGCTTTTAGCATTGCATACCATATAAGAGCTATATCTTCTATAAAATCTTTATAAGCTTCTACTTGCTCATTTATTGGCTGTTGTGATGCCTGTTGTACTGCTAATATAGATTTACCACTTGCCTGTGTAGGGTCTACATTACCAGTAACTGTATCACTTGCACCTGCTAAGTTTTGTGTCTCTTCTTGTAATTCTTTTTGCAATTGATATGCATCTGAACTGATACTAGCTGGTTTTAAATAAGTAACTACTTTATTTACATCATCTGCATTCATCTCATCTAATTCTATAGTTGTACCAATTTTATTTAATGCTTTAGGGTTAGATATATATTTCGTATTGGCAACTAGTTTAGGAAAAGCAACTAACTTAACAGCTAGTGCTCTTCGTGTAGCTGTTTTGTTTATCTCTATTTGATTAGGTATTAATGTTTCTACCTCGCCTTGTCCTCTTGCACTACCTTTTACTCTTTCCCAAATTATATGAGCTACTGGATATCTATCTATCTCTAAACAACTTTCTTTCATTACTGTTGCTAATTTAGTACATTTTTTAGCCCATATTTTACCATCTTTGCCTTTATATAACTTCAATAATTCTAGGCACATTGGAACTATTTCTGTAGTTCTTAAATCTCTTCCTGATTGTTCTTCAATGTCCTGGTCTTCTGTTATTAGTTCTATTTCTTTTTCACTTATTCCATTCTTTCTAGACTCTTCTTTTACTTCTTCTACAGTACGTCTAAAAGATATGATTATATATGGTTGCTTTTGTATATCATCTTCATTCTCATTGCCATAATAGATATTTGTTTTATCTACTTGCTCACAATAAATAGAATTATTATTCTCATCTGGGTCTGCATAAAAATAAATGATACCCTCTCCATCGATACAGGCATCATTTATACAACTTCTTATTAATTTATTTACTTTTGACTTCTCCCAAATTCTATTAGCATATCTATTAAGCATATCGCATATATCTTTTAAATGTTCACGTTCTTTCTGGTCTTTATATGTATCTGAATTGAAATATATTTGATATGTATTAGTCTTTACTACACCAACCTTATATTTACATATAGACTTAATCATGTTTAATGTTATGGGTTGTATTCCAGAAAGTTTAGCACCTTCCCATTGTTTTCCGTGATAGAAATTATAATTTCTTTTACTCTTTTCATACAACTGTTGCTGATAATTATAATCTTTTCCACGTTCATATTCTTGCCATACTGTAGTTATGCTAGTTTCTTCACGCTTTTTCATCTGCTATCTCCTTTCTGTTACTCCACCATCGTAAGAATCTAATTCAGCCAAATCATCTTGTAATTCTTGTAATCTATCCTCTTCCGCTCTTTCTGCTCTACTATTCTCTATATTATCTTTTATAGTCTTTATTGGATGTATTACCTCTTTTGGTGCTTTAGGTAATTCCTTATCTTTTCCTAATTTATAACCTACATAAAATCCAAAGCACAAACATAATATTGCTATTATTGTATATATAAGTTCCATATTTACCTCCGTTTAAAAAGGGACTATGTCATCTTCATAGTCCTCTTCTATTTTATTTATATCTTCTCCAAATATTTTATCTATTTGTTCTTGTATATCTTTATATTTTGAGTCTCTTTCAGCTTTCTTATAATCTTGCTGTTCTCTTATATAATAAGCTATTGCTAATGCCATAACTAAATCATCGTGATACCCCTCTTCTGCTTCTGCTCTACCTTTATCATTTACTATAAAAGTAAGCATTTCTCTTAATGTATCTTTATCTTGTATTACATCTATATTATCGTGTACTATCTCTTGCAACTGTCCTAATATATATGGTCTTGTAATAGTAGTTGTTTTAAATCCATAGCTTTTTTCATATTTATTATTATATTGATCCTCTTTCTTTCTTACAAATTGATTAGGATAATTAAGTTCTGCTAATTTTTGTGTAGGATACGTTGAAAAGTTATTCTCCAACCCTATTAGTGCACAATTGTAAAACATCCCTAAACAATATACTTGTTTTACATATTCTATTTCATTGTATTGTTGTTTTAATACTGCTACTTGTTTACCTGTAATGTTATTAATTACATGTGCTGTAAAGAAGTCTGAACCTTCTCCTGCTGTGTCTCCTCCTAGAACGTAAGGTACTCTTTTTTGAGGATATTCATATATCTTTATATTTCCCTCTTCTTGCTCCAGGAACTTCTGATTTCTTATTCTTATACCATCATAGTAACAAGTAAATTTACCTCTTACTAGTGGCTCTGGTGCTGTATTTATTCTGTTTATTATGTTTTCTTTGTTAAAGTAACAATTACCTGTGCTTAAAAATGCCTCTTCTGGACATATTGGATATTCCTGTTTAAATTGATTAATATCTCCAGAACAGTTATTTTGTATACACCATCTACGCCAGGTTAACTGGTCTAACGTCAAATTGTATTGTTCTTTTAGTTCTCTTTCTTCTTGTGTTAAATCAAAACCCGTATAAGGCATACTATATTCTTTTAACTCATTCCATCCAATAAAAAGAGGATAGAAGCCGCTTTCACCTGCAACTGCTCTATCCCACATTTCTTTAAAATATTCATATCCATTTGCTGTACTTTCTATTATTATCATACTTTCTGGAGTATTAGGTACTGCTTGTAATAGACCTGTCATTGTTGCTTTTTTATCTCCTTCCCAGAAAGCTAATTCTGATAAATGCAATGCTGTAAATGTATCTGAACGCCCTATTCCTTTTCCCCCTGCTGTCATACATTTTATTCTACTATCTAAGCCTGTCCCCATATCATTGTTGAAAACTAGCTCTTTTGCATTAGATTTCTTTTGCTCTGGTTTGATATCTTCTGGTAGATACTCCAACATTCTTTTGCTCATATTGAACAAGTTCGTCGTTGAATCTTCTTTATGTGCTACTATACCTGCGTTATAGTTATGATGAGTAACTACATTCTTAAATATTATTGCTTCTGTTTCTGTACTAAACCCCATTTGTCTTGCTTTTAAAATAATTATTCTAATAGGCTTTCTTTGTTGATACATACTCTTTATTACATTATAATATTTAAGTTGTGGTTCATTTAATACTAGTGGTACTATATTGTTTTTCTTGTCTCTAATCTTTATATAGTTTTCTATATAGGCTTTTGTATTAATACTCATCTCCCTCAACTCGCTTTAAATACTCTTCATAGTTTGTCTCTATATTTACATTTTCTTGTTTGTCTTTCCAATTATAGTTATTTTTTAGATTAAATATAATTCCTGTAACACTACTATCTGTCACTAGATGTTCCTCTAAATAATTTTCTATTCTTAGTTTTGCTTTTTTTATTGTGTCAAAAAACTCTTTATCTTTACTATAATTAATTAAATCTTGTCTACTCATATCTAAAGCTAAACCTAAGCCTGTTACAGTATATGGCTTATTGTTCTTGTCACAATTTTTAAAGTATTCCTCTATTTTACCTTCTATTTCTTCTTTTTTTGTATATTTCTTTGGTCTTCCTACTTTCTTACTCATATTGTCACCTACTATTCTTCTGCAATTTTCCAATCTTCTGCTAACATATCTGATTGACTTGCTAGCCAACCCATTTGTACACCTGATGTTCCAACAAATGCTATAGCTTTATTTCCTATTGCATCATGTTCTACATTTATTATTTTACCTTCTGCATTCTTATAACTAATATTTGTTGCTAACTCTATGTATTGTTTTTTGCCATTCCAACCTTCTCTCTGTAATTTTTTACCTTGCTTTACTAATTTAATTGCTTCTCCAAAATCCATCTTTATTTCTCCTTTCCAAAATATTTATCAACTATTTCTCTAATAATATCGTAAGAATTTGCTATTATGTCTACAACATCTTCTTCATTATAATTCTTGTCTAAATGAGTTATATAAGTATTGATATAACAATGTCCTAATTCATGTAATAAAGTTGTTCTTTTTCTATCTTCGCATAAATCTTTATCTAAATAGATAGTTTGTGTATCTGAATATGTTATTCCAAAATATTTTCCATATTCATCAAATCTGTCATTTCGTTTTTTTATCTCTTCTCTCATTTGTTCTTGTGGAATTTCTTTTATCTCCCAATTTTTATTATTAATTTTGAATTTAAAACTTCCTTTTATCATTTTCTTTTCCTTCTCTTTCATAATAAATACATCTATATGTTCCATCAACACATTGCCTTATTTCACATAGATTAGTTTTCTTATTTTTACATCTACTACATATTTCTTTTTTATACTTATCTAATAACTCCATAATTACTCCTTTTTTATTTGGCTCGAGAACTTAGATTCGAACTAAGAATACAAGAGTCAAAGCCTTGTGTGATACCATTTCACCATTCTCGAATGTAAAGCCTAGCTAGGATTGGCTTTAAGACTATTTACTTTTCTAAAAGAAAGGAGGATTTCTATGAAAAATTCTCAAACTTCTTGGCTAATTATTACGTATTATCTTTCTTATATACCTAGCATTGTTTCCTTAAATATTAAAATTAATTACTTTTGCATTTAGGATTTTTATATCTTTGCATCTATTAAGAACTAAATTTTCTGTATAGTTTTTTCTGTAATAATCTAATTTATATTCTAAATTTCCATTTCTTACTATTATTACTTCTGTTTCTTCTCTTGTTGGTACTGTTAATTCTATTGCTAAATCTTTTCTTTCTAATTTAGCTTTTAAAAACATTTTTTCTAATTGTTTAATATTCATTTACATCTCTCCTAAAAAATACATATTATTAAAATGCAATATAAAAGAGTAAGCATTTAAAACACTTACTCTTCTGATTCGAGGATACCTTAACCTAAAATTGGTAGTCTGGGCTTGCCAATTTCTTAGCACTACCTTTTTTACCTACTACCATTTTACTATGGTTTTACCGGACAAAACGGACAAATTTAATTTTTTTGAAAAAATCTTATTATTTTTTTCCTAGCTGTATCTTCACTATTATATTTCATTTTAATTTGTATCTGTATCCAACTTAAATTATCATAATATCTATATCTAATAATTCTTCTTATTTCAGAATCATCTACATAATTTAATTCATACTCTATTTGTTTTATTATTTTTCCATAATTGTATTTTTTGCTTCTTAGCATCTTTTTGTATTGTCTTTTTGTCCTACTGCTAAAGAGTTTGTTTTCTACTCCAGTAATTTTAAAATTTCTTTTTATGTAAGGATATTCTTTTTCACTTCCTGTTACAGAATCGCCTAATATTGTTTTTTCTCGTTTTTCTATGTTTCTTAATCTTCTTTCGATGTCTTTTATTTCTTCTATTAAGCTATCTGCTTGCTCTAATAATTCTTTTATCATAGGTGCCTCCTAAAAATATTTAACTCTTTGTGGATTAGTATTATGTGGCTTTTCTTTTTCTTCTATTAATCCTAAATCTTGTTTATTAAAGCATTCTTTGTATTTTATTTTCATTTCCTCGTATAACACATAATTTGAATATTCTTTAACAAATTTATACTTTTTTCCTTTATCTTTAAATATCTTTGGTATGTCCATTGATTCCTCCTAATTTTTCCTTTACTATATAGCAATCTCTTTCGTATTGTTCACGTGTTAATATTGTTTTAATTTCATTGTTTTTATTAATCACTTGTCCATTTTCTAAATATATTATCTCTGTCATTCCCTCTTCTGGTTTATTTATGTCTTTTAATATTTTATATAAATCTACAACTAAGCTTTCATTTACAATGTCATTTATTTCTATTAAATTAATTATGTTAAAGCTATGTTTTAATATCTTATTTTTAATATCATTATGACTTCCTTTTCCGTATGTATAATTTGAATAATTTTCATTATCAGTTATTCCATAATAATGATTTCCAAAGTCAGATTTATCTTTAGTTAAAATCTTAAAAATAACTCCATCTTTAGTTCTAACATATTCTCCTACTTTAATCTTCATTGTTACCTCCTAACATTTCTGGATTGTCATATATGTTGCCTATTACTTCTAAATCATCGCATACTAAATTTTCATTTGCTTCAAATTCATTATTTATTCCATTAGAAACCCCTCTTTTGTCCTTTCTAACACATTGATATTCATATCCAAAGCTAGCAGCATCATCATAAAATACTACAATTCCAACATAGTTTTGTTTTTCTTCATCTATAAAAGGATAGTCTGTTCCAGTTATTATATCTCCCTCATATATTTCTTTTCCGTTTTTATCTTTTAGTCCTGTATATTGTCCTACTGTTTCTTCTAATACTTCTATCCAGACATTGCTAATATCTGCGTTTTGTATTTCCTGTATAGTATTAATTATATAACTCTTTCCATTAAAATCTTTAAAATAATAACCATATACCCATTTACCTGTTTGCTTACTTTTCCCTCTAAATTTTATTTCTCTCATAATACCTCCAAATTTTCTAATTTTTTTCTGGTGTTTTGTTAATACCAGAAATTTCTTCCTCTTTCCTTTCAAAATATTGTTTTGTGCAGTTTAACATTTTCTCATGTGTACAATCTTCATTAATATCCGTTTCACAATCACATTTTATTGCACATATTGTGTCATCTACTATTGCACTACTACATATATGTTCTGCCATTAAGTCTATCATCTTGTCTTTCTTCTTAATCTTGAAAATATCATTTAAATGCCTTTTAGACATATTTGCATTTAATTTCATAATATTTTTATTTTCTTCTTTTAATTTTTCTATCTCTGCATCTTTTTCTTTTAGCATTTTTAAGACTGTTTCTAAATCTGTTTCACTTATCACTACTCTATTACTAGATAATCGTGCATACTCTTTATGGAAATTTAATCTTTTTATTACTTCTTGCTCTTTAGTCATCTACTCACCTTCTTCTACATTTCTCTCGTTGCAATTTCAGGTTTATTTACGAAGAAATCTTCATACAATATTTTTATTCCATATTCTTGTGCTACTTGTCTTTCTATTCTACAACCTCTTGCAGCTCTCCATCCTTCACACATAAATAAAGCATCTACTTTTGCCATATCTTGTATTGATTTTCCTAGAAAGTATACTCCAACATTATAATCTTCTGGTATTTCATCTTTATAAAATGTATCAACCACATCTATATGCATATTTTTAAATTTTTCTATTATTACTTTTCTCTCTGCTAGAATATCATCTTCTTCTCTATTTTTCATAGGTTGACTTATCATTACTTTCATTTTATTTTTCCTCCTCAAAATTTATTTTTACATCGTTAAGTTTTATTAGATTCTTTGTTTCTTGCTTTAATTTTTCATAATCATTTTTGCTTATAGTTATCTGCTTTACATTATGTGCTATAAGCTGTTCTATCTTTTTATCTTCTGTCATTGCTTGTCCTCCTCTTTGCTAATTGTAAATAAACATATTCCAAATAAACTTATTAAACTTCCTAAAAATAAACCAATTATTAATCCTAATATAAACATCTTAATCACCTAGCTTTCTTCCTTATAATTCCTTTGTAATTCATTTTATAGAATTTATAATATAAAATAATTTGCTTTTACTAATATTTCCTTTTGTATTGTTTATTTCATTTATTAATTTTTCTTTATATCCTTTTATTGCATTATTTCTTTCTTCATTTTTTACTTTTTCTATATTTCCTATTTTTTGGTTTGTTTCAACTTCAAGTATTTTATAAGTATTTACTTGCTCACTTAATTTTGTTATTTCTGTTTCTTTTTTATTAATTTTGTTTTCCAGTTTTGTTTGTATTTCTTTATTCTCTTCATCTCTTTTTCTAAATTCTTCTAATGTTACTAAAGCTGCATCATATAAATCTTTATATTTTCTTGCATTTTCTAAATTTTCTTTTAATTCTTCTTTTTCTGCTTTTACTTCTCTAATTTCTTTATATCCATTAATCAGATATTGTTTTAAATCTGGTACTGCTATTTTTCTAAAATCAGGTAATTCTTTATTGTCATCAACAACTGTTATCTCTATTTTTTCTGGATTTTCTTTTTTTCTAAAAAGTTTTTTCAACTTACTTTTCATATTATTTATCCTCCAATAACTCTTGTAAAATTTGCTGTTGCTTAATTTTAAATATAGCTTCTATTTCATCACCATTTTTTATATCGTTATTTAATTCTTCCATTTTTATTTTTACTATTTTTTTCGGTATATAATTTTTATTTAATTCTTCGATAATTTTTTTCGCTTCTTCTTTTGTTATTATTAAATTTTGTGCAGTATTTATATTCTCATCTGCGAAGTTTAAAATGTTATTTATATAACTTTTCTCCATTTATTTATCCTCCAATTTATTTAATAATTCTTAATTCTAACTCTGGGTATTTCTTTTCAAAGAGTTTATGCTTTAATTTAAAAACATCTGTCTGCATACCCTTTACATCTTCTACTATTGTTTTTCCATTTTCCTCATATTTAAAATCTGCTATGTATTCTATTTTTCTATATGTTTTTCCATTTTTCTTAAATCCTTCTTGTAGTAAAAAATGGGGTTGTAATTCTAAATTACTTATTTTCCCTGCTCTTAATAATAATTTTAGTTCTTTGTATCTTCTACTTTCTTCTATACTATCGAATACATAATCTTCTACTATAACTTTTTTATTTCTGTACTTGTTCATCTTTTGCCTCCACACATTTTAAATTTTTAATTACACGAGGAGTATATTTCCTAGTTTCATTATTTTTTTCTAATGTTCTTAAGTTCTTTAAAACTTGTATAATATCTCCTATTATTAGTTTGTTATTATATTTATCTGTAAACCCTTTTAATGTCATAACTTTAGCTAATTCATCTTTATATATTCTTCTTTCTCTTAGTACATCTCTTAAAGCTTTTGCTACTTGAGACATCTCTACAGCATTTAATTTTGCTAACTCTAACTCGTGCAACAAATCATTTCTCTCTAACTCTACTCTATTTATTTCCTGTTCTAAGTTAGCTTTTACTTTATCTATGCCTTCAAAGAATTGTTTCATATTTATTAAAAATTCTTCTGTTGTCAATTTATCTTTTGTTGCCACTTTTCTTTAGCTCCTCTCTCCATTTTACTTGCCAATCTGCCGCACCTGCAACAAACCCCTTGCATCTCATTACTCCATTAAAATTCTCATCTTCTAATTTGCAACAGCCTAAGCAGTTAATAATAGCAAATATATCTATTATTTATTTGCTTCATTTTGTACCATCTCCTTATATCTCCAAATATAATTTCCTGCATACTTTGATTTTTTTAAACAACAACTTGATATACAATTTGAAGAAATTTTTGTTTTTCTTTCAGCCTCTCTAACACTTCCATACACCGCAACTAGTTTTCCTTGTTTGTTAAATTGATAAACAGTTTTACTTTTTGGATTAATCTTACCTTTTTGGGCGTATATCCCTAAAGATTTTGCAGACTCTTCTGCTGTTCTTAATTTGCATTTGTATGAATGTATAATATTCTCTTTTGTAGTAACCCATTCTAAGTTTTCAACATTATTATTGTGCTTATCTCCATCTATATGATTAACTTCTGGCTTATTTAGTGGGTTTTCTATAAATGTTTCTGCTACAATTCTATTAACCCTTCTTGACTTTTGAACTCCATTTTTTGATAATGTTACAACAAAATAATGGTCTCTTGTTTCTGAAGGTTTTAGTATTGTTTCTTTCCAATTACCTCTTCTTGCTTTAGATTTAACTTGTCCTTTATTGCTAATTTGATATAATCCTTCATAACCTTTTATGTCTTTCCATATTTCTTCCATAACGTTCGCATCCTTTTACATAGCTTTTTATTATCTATTTGTTTCATTTAGTAACTCCTTATTTTCGTAAATATTACCAATCACTTCAACTTTGTCATTTAAATCTTTAAAACTATAATTGCTTCCATCAAAAGCAAACTTACCGTCTTTAAAGTAAACCTCTGTGTTTATATATCCACTAGGATAAGACCTTACTTTTACAATATCTCCCTCATATATTTCTTTTCCGTTTTTATCGTGTAGACCCGTATATTGTCCTACTGTTTCTTTGCGAACTGGAGTGTATCCTAGTTCATTTTTTTCACTTATATAGCATTCACTTACTAAATAGCCATACACCCACTTATCTACATACGGATTCTTTATTTTCGCTCTAAATTTATACTCTCTCATACTTACCTCTCCTTAAAATACTTATCTATCTCTTCAGCAATTGCCCACATATCTACTGTTATAAAATCCTTCTCTAAGAATTTCTTTCCAAGCTCTGCGGTGGGCTTTTTATAACAGTAAAACTCTTTGCATATTAACGGTCTGACCTCATATATTAAGCACTTCTTGCCGTCGTAATACGGACAAGTTAGTCTATTTTGCATTACTAACATTTGCTTTTGTGGTCTTATTTTATTTGCTATAACATATCTTTGTATTGTTTCAATTTCTTTTTGTGTGACTGGAAGAAGGTTTGTACAACATTCTCCACATTTACTACACTTTCCACTGCATGAATTATCTGTTATCTTTATATCGTTTTTAACTACATGTTCTATAATTTCTTTTATATTAGTTTTTATTAACATATATCCTCCTAATCTATTCTTGGAATGTGATTATAATTAAATACTTCATAACCTTTCTGAGTTATCTTATAAACAGTTACTGCTTTACCTGTGTATTCGCAAGTTTTCTTTGCTGTTTCTTCCACATATCCCATCTTTTCAAGTTCTGTTAAACGTGGTGCTGTTGTGTTTCTTTCACTTGTATTTGTAAATCCTAAATCAAATAATTCTACTGCAATTTCTTTTGCAGTCTTATTTCCATAAAGTAATCTTTCTAGTATTTGCATATACCTTATTTTCTTTTTAGGCTTTATATCTTCAAAGCTTAATTGCCTTGTTATATTACTTATTTTCATTTGTTATCACTCCTTTGGCATTCTATAAACTAAACTTTCTCTATATTCTTCTAATTCTCCAATAAGTAATGTTTGATTATACATATAGTCTATAGAATCACTATAAGAATCTATTATTTCTTGTAATACTTCTTTTGCTCTTTCTTTAGTTTCATAGGTTCCTAACAATGTTGCATATCCTTCAAAATTTCCACTAAAAATTTTATATATTTTCTTGCCTTTAACGTGTGTTCCATATTCTTCAATTCTAATTTCTTGTACATTTTTAAAATTTAATATTGTTTCTTTAGCTTGACTTATTATTATCATTTTCTAAACCTCCTGATTTGCATATAAACTTTCAAACTCACTTTCTGTATATTTACGTTGCTCTATTTGTTTGTTACTACTTACTTTCTTTTTATTCTCTCTTTTTGCCTCTTCTAATGTCTTTATGTTGGCTTTAGTCCAGTTATTTAATATCGCTTTAATATAGCTAATTGTCTTTTTGTTATTTTCTACAGATATTTGCATTGCATAAATCACTAGTTCACTAGACATATCTTCTACATAACTTTCTAGAATTTTTAGACCATATGGATTCAAAAATCCTATATTATTGCTATAAAAATCAATAACTTCTTGTAGACCGTCAACACAACTGTCGCCTACATTATCATTATCATTGTCATTTACATTTTCATTTACATTTACATTTTCATTATCATTTACATTAGTTTCTGCTTTGCTTTCATTTTGCTTCACTTTTGCTTCTTTTTTGCTTTTCTTTTGCTTTCCATTTTCATATTTTTTATAGTTAGCATCTAATTGTGGTTTGACAAGAGAAAATATTGCTTTAGATATTCCTGTTAGTTCTATCTCTTTTTGATTTAATGCATATTGCATTATTGCATCATATGTATCTGCTTGATTTTCTTTTGGCAACTCACTTATTGCTTCATAAAAACTTCTGTAAAATATGAAACTATCTCTTGCCATTGTTTTCTCCTTTCATAATATTTAAGGGCTAAAACTTATTTTTGCTTTAGCCCCGTTGTTTAATCTTCTCCTATTATTTCTACATCTTTAATATGATATGTTCCGCAACTATTCCAAGCTATGTATCCACCATCATGCCCATAATGTAGTTTTACTTCTTTTCCAATAGCATTTTTTAATTTTTCTATAAGTTCGGTTTCATTTTCATATACTAAATATACTGTTTCATCACTTTGCGCCGTATATCTACTAGATTTTAAATATACTTCATATCTTCTAAACCAATTACCTTCTAAATCTACAGCTGTTATTACTCCTTGATGTGTCCCTTCTGTTGGTGGATAATTTATAAATCCGTGAAAACAGCCAAATATAAGTACTCCTAATGCAAGTGTAAACAATATTGTACCAATTCCTGCGAATAATACTTCATGTTCCCAACTATCTGCTGCTATAATAAAAAATATTAAACTTAAAACAAATAATATTATCATTGCTCCTATAATCATAACTTTTCCTCCTACAAATAACTTTTTCCATATTCTTTTATAAAATCTTCTTTTGTTTTGTGGTAATATTCTTGCCACTTTAATTGTGCTTTTCTTTTTAGTTTTAAATCTAATTCTTTATTAAAATGCACTCCATAATCACTTAAGTTGTGCCAATCTGCTCTTAGCCATAACCATAAGCCATCTCTTTCACTTAATTTTCTGTTTGCTATTCCTTCAAAGATGTGATGTTTGTGTAGATTATTAGTGCTTCCTGTTATGTAACATTCTTTTTTATTTTGTAATATACTTTTGCTCATTCATTTCTCCTTTACGGGGGACCTGTGGCACTAATCAAAAGAGTACCTTTTCTCCTATTTTTCGTCACTAATTAGTGCCACATTTATTTATATTTCATATCTAATAGCTTCTATTTTCTTTTTTAAAGCATTCTGTTTACTGTCTATGCTTTCATAGGCTTTTTTAAATCTAAATAATCTAGCCCCCAATTCTGCTAATTTTTTACTATCTTCTTTTACAAATTCTTTTGCCATTGCTTCAAAATAAGTCATTGCCGGTGGCTTTTCTTTTTGTGTTTCTTGCCATTGTTTCCTTTGCATATATACTTGTTTATTTTCTTGTATAGAAATATCTGTTTTTAGTGTGTCATATTCTTGTTGTATTCTTGCTATCATTTCTCCTATTAAATAGTTCATATTTGCATATATCTCTATATTTTTAGATATTAAAAAACCTGTATCTGCATTTTCTACTATCTCATTTTGTAATTTACTATATGTATCAGCGATTTGTTGGCTATTTGCATTTTGAATTGTAAAAGGATTAAACATATATAATTTTTCAAATTCCATCTTTTACCTCTCTATATGTTCATGCATAAATACGTATTCTGAATTATCTCCCATATTTTGTAATAAAAAATCTACTGCTTGTCCTTTGCTTAAATGGGTATCTTTTACTCTATATTCATAACAATACTTTTGTGCTTGTTGTTTTTCTTTTATTCTCTCTTCTAGTTCTTCATTTTCATAATTACCTTCAATCAAATATAGATCATATTTTTTAGCTGTTATTCCTTCCAATGTTTTAGTATCTGTTGCGTATATAACTTTGTAATTATCAAATAATATTCTGTAGCCACATTGTGGCACATCATGATATAGTTTTATTGGTATTACTTTAAATAGCTTATAATCATATTTAATTCCAATCTCTAAAACATCTATATTCTTTCTATTAACACCACATTCTAGTAATGGTTCTAATAGCCACTGGCAACAAGCAAACCTTAGAGTTGGCCTTTCTTGTGCTAGTCTTCTAATAGTTGCTTTATTGAAGTGGTCTGTGTGAATATGTGTCAATAACACAATTTTTAATTTCTTATAATATTTTTCTAATTTTTTAAATGTAACTCCACAATCAATCAATATTATGTCTTTAATTGTTACTGCATTTCCTGTACTACAACTGGATATAATCTTATAATTCATTCATAGATACCTCTTTTTCAGTAGTTTCATTTTGAACTTCTACTACTTCGTCTTTTGATTCTTGTTGTTCAATGATTGTATCTTCTTCATTATCTACGTATTCGTATGTACCATCAGTATTAATTGCTGTCATATCTTTTTCTACTGCTTGTTGCATATCAATACTCATAATTCCCCATTTTGAAATTAATTGTCTAAGCATTGTTTTATAGGCCATTCCGTCAAAATCTTTTTCCCAAAAAGTATATCCTTTATGTGCAGAATAGCCTTTAGAATATTTTAATGCATGTTTTTCCATCTTAGACTTTGACCAATAAAGAGATTTTCTAAATCCATTTGTATATTCAAACATTGCATAATATCCTATTGTTTCTGCATTTTCCCTTTCTTCTTCATCTTCCATAAGATTTACTTCTATCTCTTCATTTAATGGATCATACTTAATTAGTTCACCTTTTTTTATAGCTAACACATTTAATTTTTTATACTGACCGCTTCTAATTGCTAATTGTATATATCCTTTGTAACCTAGTTGAAATTGTGCTACTTTTATGTAGGACTCATCTCCATCCACACCTTTAACTTTTTTATTAAATGGAACTAAATAGTATTGTCCTAGCTGAGGACTTGGACTTAAATTAAGGCTTTCTCCTAACAATGCTCCACTTAATATTGTTCCAGCATCACACTGCTGTAAATCAGTATTCGTTGCTACTGCACTTGATATACTAGCTATAAATCTTGTTGCTCTATCTTTATCTCCTAAAGTTTGGTTTATTAAATTTTTATATGTATCACTTTGTATTGCCACACTAAACTTTGGCTTATTTGTTGATTTATTTGTTTTTGCTGGTATATTACTCATAATCATATCCCCCATCTTCTAAAAATTTCTTTAATTCTCTTAATTTACTTTTTGTTCCTCTTACTTTAAATTTAAGTGTTAAGATTTCTTCTTGTTCTGCTACTTTTGGTGCTTCCATAACAAAATTATCTAAAGCATTCTTTGTTGCTACTTCTTGTTTTTTTATTGACATATCAGCTTGTCGTTGAGTTTCTTCTAATTGTTTGCTTTTTAACTCTTCTTGTCTTTTTTTCTCTTCTTCTAATAACTTATGTCTATTTGCAACATCTTGTATTGCTCTACTTATATTTAACGTTTGTTTATATTCAACTAAAATTTCTTCTTTGCATTCCTGTGTTTCTATTAAATTAAGATCATCTTTAATTTTATCTATAAAGGCTTTTGCTTGTTCTTTTAGACTCTTTTTACTTGCTGTTAATGTAATATTTATATTTGCTTGCTCAAAATTTATAAAATCAATATTGTTTGCTGTTTTATATTCTTCAAAATAATCTTTAATTTCTTGTTCTTTTTGTTTTTTTAATTCATTTTCTGTGCTATCTATCTTTTGTTTTAAATCTATGTCAGCTTCTTTATATTTATTAGATACATATGTTTTATAAACTTCTTCAAATTGCATATATGGTGCTAAAATTTGTTCTTTTACCGTTTTCCTCTGTTCTTCTAAATTTTTAAAATCTTTAGTTAAATCTGCTCTTACTTGCTTTACTGTTTTTACAGTTTCCTCTGTACATACTAATTTCTTTGCATTGTTTACCTTTACATCTATTTCGGATGATAAATCCTTTAAATGTTCTTCTATCTGTGGTAATTGTTTAATTACTATTAAATTTTCAGTCATCACACTACACTCCTCCAATATTCGTTTTTTAACTCTCTTTTTTCATTCTCCCATATTGCCTCAACTCTATCTTTTATTTCATTAAATTCATTTTCTAAGTTTTCTTTACAGGATATTAATATTTCTTTTACGCAATTATCAGTTACTTCATTTATTGCAATGTTCAATGTTGATATCGCTTCTTCTAATTCACTATAACGAGTATCTAAGTCATTATTCATATGGATATCCTCCCTTGATTTTCTACTCAAACTATGCTAAAATAGTTTTAGGTTCATTTATGAAATTTTTTTATTTTAAGAAGTAATTATCTAGTTTGGTCGCTTGTAATTACTTCTTTTATTTTGCTTACTAATGTAAAATTATTTCTATTATAGATTGGTTTCTTTTGTTCTTCTTTTATTAAGTTCTCAACTTCATTTATTTTTCTAAAATGTGTTACTGCTCTTAATTCTGAATTATTACGCTCTTCTTCTAATTCTTTTATTTGATTTTGAACTATTGATTCTCTTACAACTATGTAAGCTATTAAGATACCTATTATTGCTAGCAATATAAAATATTCCATTCTTTTTTCACCTCCTCTATCTTAAAAATATATGTGCTAAACATACTAATTCGATTGTTCCAAAAAATAATATTGTTCCTACAAAAGTTGCTGCTTTTCTGGTAAATTTTCCTAACAAATAATCAAATTTTTGTTGGTCACTCATAGTTCTCACTTCCTTTCAACTTTACTTTCTATTTTTACTCCATATTTTTCTTCTAGTATTTCTACTATTGCTTTGTTTATCTTTTCATAATCCATCTTTCCTCCTTCCTTTCTGTTGAAATCTGTAATATAATTACCTCGAAAGTGAGGTGTTATAACTTTGGAAATAACTATGGCTATAATTTTAAGTGTAATTGCTTTAATTTCTCCTAGTATCACTCAAGCTATAAAAGGTCATTATGATTTAAAACTTACTAAAATTGAAATTTATGAAAAATCCAAAAAAGAAGTTTTAGAAAATTTTATTAAATGTTCTCAAGCGTATTCTGTCGATAATACTAGTGAAAAAAATTATTTAAACTATATTGAAAGTGTTTTAAAACTTTATGGCTATTTCAAGATTGATGATGATAACATTATTAAAGAATTAACCACTTCTTTTTCTAAGTCTCGTAGTATGGAAACCTTTACCCTTCTATCCAACCTTGTGGCAAGCCTATCAAAGCAAATACAAAAGGACTAATTATTAATAATCCATATACTATATAAAGAATTACACCTGTTTTGCCTGCCATTTTTCCTGCTAATATAGTAGAAAATATCCAAGCTATACTAATTATGATAATTCCAAAGATTAATTGTTGCTTCATCTTCTCACCTCTTTTTACGTATTACGTAATTCGTATCCAAAAAAAATATCTTTTGCTTCGTCTTTTGGAATTTCTAATATTTTTGTTAATTCTAAAATGTCAGTAAGGCTTAATTCTACATCGCCATTAAATCTTCTATATACATATGCTTCTGTTTTTCTCCATCTTTTAGCTAATTCTGGCTTAGTAATATTTTTAAACTTTAAAAAGCCTTCAAGTCTACTTAAAGTATATTTAACTGCTTCTTCCAATTTTTTCACCTCTCTTTATTTTACGTGTCGCGTAATTACGTTATACGTAATATACAGTATCTTCATTTTTTTGTCAATACTTTTTACGAAATTTTTTTATTATTTTTTGCAAAAATATTGCGTAATGCGAAAAAATATAGTAAAATCCATGTAAAGGAGTTTGATGACAATGGATGAACTTTTCGCTAAAAGATTAAGCGAGTTAATAAATAATAGTAATTATACATTAGATAAAATTGAAGAAAATGTTGGAAAAACTAATGCTACTATTTCTAGATACGCTTCAGGAGAAATTAAAGGAGTCAAAAGAAGTACTATAGTCAAATTAGCTAATTTCTTTAATGTTTCTCCTGCTTGGCTGGCTGGTTTTACTGATCAAAAATATGAAAATTATAATAACAAACAAGCTTTTCCTTTATTAGGTGCAGTAAAAGCTGGATATGATTATCTTGCATCAGAAAATATTATTGGATATGTGACTATTGATAAAAAATTAGCTGACCCAGAAAATTACTTTGCATTAAAAATAGTAGGAGATAGTATGCAACCAGTTATGTATGAAGATGACATTATAATTGTACATCGTCAATCTGATGTTGAAAGTGGTCAAATTGCTATAGTTCTTGTAGATGGTGAAGAAGGTACAGTTAAAAAAGTTATAAAATATGATAATTATATTGAATTGGTTGCTTTTAATTCCTATTATCCGCCTAGAAAATTAAGTAAAAATGATAACTTTAAAATAATAGGTAAAGTTGTAGAAGCACGAATAAGTAAAATATTTGAATAAAAAAAGGAGAAATAAATGAAAAAATCTATACTTACATTTCTATTAATTATTATAACTATACTTTCCTATAATATATCATATGCTAAATGGGTTTATAAAGATGATGTCAGTCCCGAAGAATGGAATAGAATCGAAGAAAATTATAAAAGAAGAGATGAAGAATTAAAGAAAAAAGCTGAACAAGAACAAAAAGAAGCAAATGAAAAATTTAATATGATAGCTGAAAATAAGGAATTAGAAGAAAAAAATAATAGTCAGAATAACATAATAATTGCTTTATCTATTATTATAGCGTTAATTATAATATGTTTAATAATAAATACCATTAGAAAAAACTTTAAAATTACTATAGAAAAGAAAAAATAACTAACTACTCTCGACTCAATTGTATATCTTATCAAGGAAAAATATAATTAGAAAGAAGATGAATATTAAAAATGGACGAACTACAAATAGATCCAAATACAGTTAATAAAGCTTTAGATATAGCTAGTGAAAGTACTAAAGAAACAAGAAAAGAACTAGATAAAGCAGGAGCAAAAGGAGTTAATAAGTTAGCTCAATTATTATGGGCTTCACCTATTGGAAGAAAAGCCGATTTATATATAGCAGAAAGACCTTATAAAATGAAAAAAGCCCTTGAAGAAATGCAAGCAAAGTATCAAAAAATACCAGAAGAAAATCGTGTAGAACCTTCATCTTATATTGCTTTAAAAGGTATTACTGAATTAACTTATGCTCTTGATGAAGATTACTTAAAAGAAGCTTTTGAAAATATTTTAATTTCTGATATGGATGATAGAAAACAAAGTAAAGTTCTTCCTGCATATATTGAACTAGTAAAGCAATTAAGTCAAAATGATGCAAAAATGTTAAAATATTTAAAAGAAAATAATATAAAAAATGGACCTATCTTTAAAATTAAATATTTGAATGAAGATGGAGGTTTTATTTATCCTAATAACAATATTATATTAATTAATAAAGATAATAATGATGTTCTTGAATCTATAATTATAGATAACTTAAGTAGACTAAAATTAATTGAGATTAGTTTTTCAGAATACAGAAATGATTCTACTATATATGATAAAGCCTTTAAAGAAATTAGCTTTTTTAAAGACATCAACCTTCTTCCTCCTAATATTGAATTAGGATATTCTAAAGGTTTATTAAAAATAACTAGTTTTGGACAAAATTTTATAGATGTATGTTTATCTTAATATCTCTATAAAAAAATAGATAATGTACTTTGTCGCCAAACTTCATACATTATCTATTCTCAAAAATCAACTCTTGAAAGAGTTTTATTTATTATATATTTATTTTTAACTTCTTTCAAGAGAACATATTTTCGCGAAAGGAGTTTTTTATATGAAAACTGTAGCTTGTTATTGTCGTGTTAGTACAGAAGAGCAAGTCAAATATGGCTTTTCTATACAAGCTCAAAAAGATGCACTAACTAAATACTGTACAGAAAATGATTACAAATATGATTTCTATATAGATGAAGGTATATCTGCCTCTTCTATGAAAAAAAGAAAAGCATTACAGAAGATGTTAGAAAAATCTGTTGCATATGACATGATACTCTTTACTAAGCTAGATAGATTAAGTAGAAATGTATTAGATGCTAACAATATAAATAAGATATTACAAGATAATAATTGTACAATGAAAGCAATAGATGAGGATGATGTCGATACCTCTACTGCTGATGGTATGTTTATGTTTAATTTAAAAGTATCTTTAGCACAAAGGGAAATTGGAAAAACTTCTGAAAGGATAAAGTTCGTATTTAAAAATAAGCGTGAAAAAGGCGAAGTTACATCTGGTACTACTAAATATGGATATAAAATAAAAGATAAAAAGTTTGTAGTTGATCCAGAAGAAGCAGAAAATATTAGAAATCTATATAAATATTTTATTTCTGTAAATGGAGATCATAAAAAAACTTATAGCTACTTTGTTAAGAATTTTCCTGGGAAAGGTCAAGATGCTCTATTTAATTACCTACGTGAAACTGCTTACATTGGAAAATATAAGTTGTATAGAAGAAATGTATATTTAGATAACTACATTCCTCCTATTATGGATAAAGAACTTTTTGACGAAGTTCAAAACTTGTTACCTAGAGTTGAAAAAGTATTTAAAAAAGAAAATATATCTTCTATTTTTGCTGGAATGTTATATTGTTATTATTGTAAATCTAGATTAGTTCGTAAAGTAGATTATAGAAGTAAAAACAAAATCATAAATTATTTTTGTGATAAGCAATACAAATATAAAGTTGGAATAAATGAAAAGCAATGTCAAAATTCGAGGGTTATATCGGATAAAACAGTAGAAGAATATCTAATAAATAATTTAAAAGAATTGTGTAAACAATATATTTCGAAATCTACAATTAAAACAAAACCCAAACCACAAAAAAACAATATAAAAATAAATAGTTTAAAAAACAAACTTTCAAAATTAAAAGATTTATATTTAGATGATTTAATAAATAAAGAAGAATACAAACAAGATTATATTAGAATAAATAAGGAAATATTAAAATTAGAAGAAGCACAAAAAGAAGAACCTCAAAAAGATTTTACATATTTAAATGAGTTAATAAATAAAGACATTCCTGATATATATAATACTTTTAATATAGAGGAAAAAAGAAAATTTTGGTTAAAAATAATTGATAAAATTTATATCAAAGAAGGAAAAATAAAAGAAGTTACTTTTTTGTAA